CGCCCCGGAGACGTCCACCCCGAAGTCGTTGTTCCCCTGGCTGTCGAGCGTGACGCCCTCCAGGACGGAGTTGCCCTTGGCGACGGCCTGCTCGACGATGCTGTCCGGCCATCCGGCCGGTGCGTCGACGCCAAACAGGGTGGCGGAGTCGATCTTGGCGCCGAACGCCTCGACGAGCCGCGGCCGCACCTCACCCCAGATGTCGTAGTCGACGTCATCGAGGACCGCCGTAGGGACGGGGACGATGACGGCCAGCTCACGGGCATCGAGGTACTGATTGCCCCAGTTCTGCTCCGCGGTCTGCTTTAGCCCGGTGTCACTGGAGCCGTCCACCCAGTATGCCGTCGGCAGGGCCGACAGCACGGGCTGACGCTGCTGGCCTCGGGCCATCGTGACCCGGCGGAAGGATGACAGGGACACCGAGGCGATCGGTAGACCCTGGATGATCTCGCGCGACACCTCTTCGGGGATGAGCGCGCCCGCGTCCGAGCGGTCGGTGAGGCTGCTGTAGACCGTCATGTCTGTTCCTCGTGCTGAGCGTTAGGAACGGCCCGCCGCCTTGCGGATGGCCGCGTTCATGCTGGAGACAGCGGTCGGTGGTGTTCCTCGCGGTCCGCCACCGTAGTCGGTCGTTCCGCTTGCCAGGTAGGGGTGGTCCTTGATGACCGTCTGGAGCAGGGCCTGAACATTCTTGGGTGTCCCGTCCTCGGCGTAGACCACCTCAGAGGGGGAGAGGAGTCGGTAGGCGATCTCAGGAGCCCTGAAGCCGAGCCGCTGCGCAGTCGAGTAGGTCTCGGCCCGCAGGGTGGCCTCCTGGCGGAGGAGGCGCTCGGTCGCGATCTCCCGCTCGAGTTCGGCGAGACGGGCATCCTTCCGTTCCTGATCAGAGAGTCCGGCATCCTGGAGCTTCTTGAGCTCGACCTCAGCTGCCTTCGCGCGCTTCTCAGCCTCACGGCGAGCGTCGCGCTCGGCATCGAGGGCTCGCTTACCCGCGTCACCGAGCGTGTCGTCGGCCGGCGGTGTCGGCGGTGCGCCCGTCGCGGGCGGAGCCGGATCGGTCGGGGGCGTCTGGGCCGGTGTCGCACCGGCCGCGGCGGGCGTCGCGCCCGCGGGGGTCGTGTCGGTCACGATTGTACTCCCTTGCTATCCCACTATTCGTACGATGGACGGCGGGGGTTCCTCGTCAAGTTCCCGGTAGTAGGCCATGACCCGGCGAGCCGCGGCTCGCTTCATCTCCGGTGGTGCATCGACACCCCCGCGAGCCCCGGCCAGGACGGCCGCCGCAGCATGAACGCCGTTCCGGTTGAGGTCGCCGTTCGGTTCCTTCACCGGCAGCTTGCATCGTCCCTTCGTCTTGGCCTCACCGGGCGGGTTCAGGTCGATGAGGGCCGCGCGACAGAACTGCTCCGGCGTGTAGTCGGCCTCCGTGATGTCACCCCATGGGCGATTGGAGACTGCCACCTGTCACCTCCATCCTCTCGTCCGGAGTCCCGCTCGTATCCGGGGCCGGTGGCTCACTGACCGGAGCGGGGCTCGCCCGCAGCTCCTTGATCCGGGCGATCTGCTGCTGGCTGTAGCCCAGCTCCTCGAGCGCGAACTCATCCGGTAGCAGGCCCGCAGCGTACTGCTTGAGGATCGAGTCGGTGCGCGCCGCCTCGTTGCGCGTCTCCGGGTCCGCCCATATCGTCTCACCGTCGGTCCGCGCCTTGCTCGTCTGGCCAGCCGCGAGCAGGGCGACGCGCATCGTCTCCTCCCAGCCCTCGCCGAAGTGGACCGCCTGGGCGCCGACCTTCTTGACGAGCGGGGCCTCGCTGCTCTTGAGGGACTCACCCGACGGCGGCACGCTCGTCGGCTCGCCGAGGAGGTAGTGATAGGGCGTCCGGCTGATCGAGGCCATCTGCCCGACCTCCTCGCGGATCATGTCAATGTACGGCCGCAGGTCAGAGGCCGGGAACTGTCCCAGCGTCGGGACCGGGATCTTGTCACCGTACTCCTGCGCCTCGGCCGGGGTCGGTCGCCGCAGGGTCCAGAGGTTGTCGACCCCGGGCTTGAAGGGCGGGATAGGCTTGCCCGTGTCGGGGTCGACGGGGACGTCGATGTTCGTCGCCCAGCGCTGCGGGAAGGCGACGTACTCGCTGGCGACAAGAGCGTCGAACCGGAGCTTGTTGATCGCGTTCTGATTGCCCATGACCGGGGCAATCTCCGAGCGCCCCGTCCCGTCCCGCTGCGGGCGGTTCAGGAGCGGGACGACCGGGACGACGCCGAGCGCGTTGCGCGCCGGCCAGTCCTCACCCTCCTCCTCAGTGTACGGCTCCCAGGTTGTCCCCTCGTACGACAGCTCGGCCGTGTCCGTCCGGCGCCGCTGCGAGCGGTACTTGTATATCTCGTTCGGAAGGTAGAGGTAGGCGCGGAGATACCCGTCATCGTCGACCCAGACCTTGAGGGCCGCGAGCCGGAGGCGTCGGTTACCGGGTGCCGTCTCGAGGATGGTCTCCGTTGGGTCCTCGATGGTGATGAGGGGTCCCTGGGTGGTCGGGGCAACGAGCGTGTAGGCCACGCCCTTCGTGAGCGCGATCTCGTGCGCGATCTGACTCTCAGCGTCGAGCTGATTGTCCTGCCAGATCTTCCAGATGCTCTTGTCGGCCTCGCTCTTCGTCCCGAAGCGGAACCCCTGGATGCCCAGCCGCTCGCGCTCGGCATCCACGACGAGCGGCATGAAGTTGGCCGGCAGCCGCCGGTAGCGCTGGCCGAATATCTCAGCGAACTTGACGGAGGCGAAGGCGAGCGGCTGGGTCCCCTCGTAGAACGAGTGGTACTCCCGGCAGCTCTCCTGGCGTGTCTTGAGCCGCAGCAGGAGTCGCTTGACCCACCAGGCCGGAGAGTAGAGGGCGGCCGTGGCGAGTGAGAGTGTCATCAGAACCCCACCGCCTGCGGTAGCGCCGGGCCGGCCGGCTTCGGTGCCTCCTGCATCGCCATCGCCACCGCGCGGACCAGCGCGATGCAGGCCACGTTCACGATGCTCCCGGCTCGAGGCCGCGCCACGCGCATCCCGCGCTCGGTCAGGATCGCCGTCGTGTTCTCGACGTGCTGCGTCAGCACCGGATCGCCGTCGTGAAGGAGACGGCCGGTCGTGATGAGCTCATACGTCGTCATGGAGGCCGGAGCTATCGCACCGGTCATCGGAAAGTCCACCATGTTGAGTCCGTCCTGTTCTAGCATCTCGGCCGACTCGCTGAAGGCGTAGCGGTCGAACGCGAAGGCTGGGCCGGGGATCGGGCGGTGATTGCCCGCGTCGCGCACCTGGGGGAGGGGATACGCGCCCCGGAGGTCGCGCAGCCGGAGCCTCATCGCCTCGCTGCTCGCCAGGCCGGTGACGGGTGCGGCAGGAAAGAGCTGGGACCTCACCACGACACGGTCGCCCTGCTTCTGCGCCACGACGATGGCCGCGACGTCTCCGGTGGGCGAGCGGTCGATACCGACCCCAACGGGGAGCGCAGCGCTGAGCGGAACGTCCTGTCGGCCCCTCGCGAAGACGCCGGGCTCGAGCCAGCCCTCCTCGATACCGACGAACTGATTGAGGTGGTAGCGTCGCCACTCGGCGAGGGCACCGCGAGCCTTGAGGCGAGCGAACTGCGCGCCAAGGTACTTCCCGTCGTGAAGCCAGCTGATCGGGTTGCAGGCCATCCAGACGGCGGGGTCCTCGATGTCGGCACCAGCCGGCGCCCCGTACCAGTAGATGAGGACGCCGTTGGCTCGGTCGCGGTAGACCCGCAGCGACCCGTCCTCCTCGAGGACTCCAGGGCCGTTCGCCATCGTGCCGTAGAGGTCACCGAGGATGCCGTGACCGGCCACGCCGGCCGTCGTGATCCACAGGGTGAAGGGCTGCTCCCGGGCCCCTGTCGCGGTCGTGAGCGCCGTGAAGAGTTCACCTGACTTGTGAGCGTGTAGCTCGTCGATGATGTTCGCGCTGGGGTTGAGGCCGTGCTGGAGCGGGGCGTCGGCCGCGAGGTGGCGCATGACGCCGCCGTTGCGGGGGCTGATGATCGTGTGCGCTCGGGGCTGGAGGCGGTCGAGCAGGAGCGGACTCGCGCGGACCATGCGGATGGACTGGCCCATGACGATGCCGGCCTGATTCCTCGCGGCAGCCGCCACCAGGACCTCCGGCTCCGGCTCCCCGTCGGCGTCGAGCATGTAGATGCCGGCGGCCGAGGCCATCGTGGACTTCGTGTTCTTGCGGGGAAGCCCGAGGCCGACCTCCTGGTAGATGCGGAGTCCGGTGGCCGGATCGAACTCGAGGGCCTCGTACCAGAACTCCCGCTGCCAGGACTCGAAGACGAGGGGCCTCCCGGTCCACCGTCCCTTCGTGTGGCGGATGTACCGCTCGCAGTAGTCGGTGAAGTGGGGCCCACCTGTGAGCGAGGCTGGGACCACGGCTCACTCATCGTGGACTACGCGGAGCCGGGGCGGGAGGCCGATCTCGCGCTCCACCTGGTCGGCCGGGGCCTGCGTCTTCATCCCCAGCCGGGCCCGACCCCACGGTGAGAGCGGCAGGCTCTCGGCGAGGGCCCGGAACTCCTTCCAGCTCGCCCGCTCGATGACCAGGTAGCGGTTCTCCACGCGGCCCTGGGACGACCCCTCGACGAGCCCCTCGCGGTTGACGTGGACACGTGCCTCCCTAGCTCGGGCCCAGGCGACGGCGGCC